CACGCGGAGTCCCCAGTCAACGCTAATTTGGCGCTTCTCTGCCAAACCGGTTTTCGCTAAGGTGTCCGTGCGGTAGCCTTCCAAGTAAGACAGGCTTACGTACTCGGGGTCTAGCAGGAACGCTACTGCGTTGCCGCTCGAGTCCAGTGGTTGCAGACGGTTCGGTACCAGCTTGATCGTGCCGAAGTCAGAAACCAGCACGTTCACTGAGCTGAGTGCAGTCGCCTTGGAGTTAGCGGGTGCGCCCTGATCAGACGTCAAGGTCGCAACGCGAGCCTCGTTGTCGAACATGTAGCTAGAAAGCGCCCCAATAACGCCGGGGTTAGACATAAAGTGAGTTACCTCACCACCTTCCTCGTAAACGCCTTGGATCGCGTCCTTGACAGCTTGGAATGACAGAGCCACGCCAGTGTCTTCGGTGAACTTCGCAGTCAGGCCAGTGGTCATGTTGTGACCGCCAGCAACGGCGGCAGAGCCGTCACCGTTCATGACAGTGGTCTCGATCCAAGTGGGCAGGCCACCTGTTACGCCAGCTACCGTGTCAGTACCAGCCACAGACGCTTGGTTGTTCAGCGCGATGGCTTCTACGTCACGACGGATCTGCTGGTTGCCGCGAGTGATGCGGTACGCCAGCTCCTTCGTTCGGCCAATCGTGTCAGATGCGTCAGCTCGGTACGAAACCGCGATGACCTCGTCTGAGATCTGCGAGTGGTTACCCACGCGCGCGCCACCAGCTTCACCGGCTGCACCAGCGTCAGCACCGTCAACGCGTGCGTTGGTTACGTCTGGAGCGCGTAACTCATCGACCAGCCAATCGTACCGCTCGTTCTTGTGAGTGGTTGAACCTACGAGGTCCGTGAAGGGCAGAGGAATTTTCGAGATGTCGAAAATACGCTGCATTACGTCTTCGTTGATCACACCGCCTTTGGCGATGCTCTTCAAGTCAAACGAGTCAATGTTTCCAGTTGCCATGATTATTCTCCCATGAACAGAGCGGCTACGGCTTCAGCCTGTGCCTCGCGTTTGTTCGCGCCTTTGGCATTCTTAGCTCGCTCAATTAGCTTATTTACTTTGTCGTTTTTCTTGCCTTTGACAAAGCGACCATTGGAAGCTCGTTGCATACTTGGTGCCTGCTTGACCTTCTTATCGGCAACTTTCTTGCCCTGGTCATACAGCATGGCCTTGCGTAAGACTTCTACATGCCGGGAGTGAATGACATCTTTCAACTCTTCATTCTCAAAGCCGATGGTTCTGGCGTACTCGACGATCTTTGTTATATCGCCTTTCATCCGCTCCTCGTCTCGCCAAGAAGGGTTGCTCTCAATCATCTTCTCGCGCTCGGATTGCAATACCACTGCTCTCTCTTGCGCTTCCTTTTGGGACAACTGCTCCTGCTCTAATCGCATTTGCTCCCCAAGCATCTGACCAGCTTGCTGCAACTCTTGGTTGCGAATCTCAAACTCTCTCTGCTTGGCAGTCCACTCACCCGGATCAGTCACGCGCAGTCGATCCCAGTCAATACCCTGGAAGTCCTGCGTTAACTTGTTCTGTAGCATCTCACCCAGACCACGTATCTGCTGTAACTGCTGCTGATACGCCTCTGCAATTTGCGTCCTTTCAGACTCAAAGCTCTTTCTCTCCTCGGCAAGCGTTCTGGCCTTCTCATCGTTGGCCTTACTAAATTGCGTTTGAGAAATTGCTTCTTTTAAATCGATTTGTTGGTCTTTGCCGTTGACCTTGAGGTTGACAAGGATTTCACCGTCCTCAGAGAGGGTCAGTTTGTCCGCGTCTAATCCAAGCTCACTAGCTAAAGCTGCCAATCCATCGTCGTCGTCGGTCTCTTGCTCATTGGAGTCGTCTGTTTCGTCGTCGTATTCAACGTCGTCATCAGACTCTTGCGCTGCTTCAACTTCTGACTCTTCACTATCATCGACAAGGTCATCGTCGTTGGGGCGGTGTACTGCCTCCTCCTTTTTGATGTCCTCGTCTACAGTCGGCTCTTCTCCCATTAACAGATCTGCGACTGCGTCCACAGTGTTGCCGCGTTCCCCCTCATGTTGTGCCGGGCTAGAATCGCTCATACCGTATCTCCTTCATTTGCTCTTTCTGCCAGTTCACCTGTAGTGACCAGCTCATTAAGGAAGTCCTCCATCCTTTGCAGGGCTTTGGCTTCTTCCCGTATTACGTAAATCTCCTCCTCACTTCGGGGATCGCAGAACTGACCAAACAGCCGCTGCTTCTCCTCGTCGAGATGCTCTTTGACCAGGGCTAGCTCAGCTCGCGCTGCCCGCCCTCTCCTCGATTCCTTTTGCAGGTCCACTTCCATTCAGAGCTTCCTTGTTGTCTTGAACGTCCTTGTTTAAATCTCGCTTCGCATTCACCTCAAGCTCAGTCAACTTGAGCGCGGCCTGCGTCTTCATGTTCTGAATCTGGAACTCGTTCTGCTTGTTGTCCTTCGCCGCCTGGAGCGCAACCTTCAACTGCTCTATCTCTTGGCTGTACTGATTCTTCATGGCGTCGATCTGCGCTTTAAGCTGGCCGTTCTGCTGGGTTGCTTGCGCTTTGCCCATCTCGGCATCAGCCACCTTCATCTGCGCCTGAACCGCTGCCTGCTGCATCTGCAACTGCATCTGCTCTTTCTGCATGGCCTCTTGCTGTTGCTGCTGTCCCTGCTGCGACTTCTGCTGACCAAACTGCTGGCCCTCTGGGGACATCGGGTTGTACATGAACTTCTCGGCCTCACCGATTCCCGCAAGATCAGACAGCTCATCAATGGTGTTGTACAACTTGCCGTAGTCCACCAGGGGGTTCATTGGATCGGTCTGCATCAGGCCTTGCTGGATCTGATACATCTGCGTTAGTGCGCCCATCTTCTGCTGGTCGTCAGAGGCACCTGTACCAACAGTCACCATCATGCGACTGCGCTCTCCCCAGGTGCTGGGGTTGATGTTCTGCCACTGACCACGAAACTTGTAAGGCACTACGGCGTTCTGGTAACGGACCATAAGGTCACGCACCAACTTGTAGGCTGGTCGGATGCCGGTCTCCGCGATACTGCGAACCATGAGGCCGACAAGCATTTCCTTGGCAGACATCATGCGCTCGACACCGTGCGCGGACTCGTTGTTAATCAGATTGCTCTGGCCCGCCATGTCGGGGCTGACGCCCACGCGGCTATCCTTCTGCGTGTCTGCGTACTGGAGAAGCTGAAGCGCCTCGCCACCAAAAAAGGTTCCACCCAGCTCCTGCACCGCGTTCTGCCCCTTGGCACGAATGATGCCGCCGGGCCGGTTGACCAGAAGGTCATCCAAATTGACCGCGCCTTCCTGCACAACCTTGATACGGTTCACAGACTGGTAGAAGGAGTCGAGGGTGGATCTGAGTACGGCGGTCTTAACGTCCTGCACCTGCTTCAGGCGCTCAAAGATGGACACGCCCATAAAGCTGTGTGGCATCGGGATGGCAGACATCGCAATGAAGGGGATCTCGCAGATCTCCTCAATATCAAGGATTTCGCTGGGGGTAGACTCGCCAGTGACTGTGATCTTGCACAGCTCACCAATGCCGTCTTCGTTAATATCGATATGTAGATAGCACTCACTGACAACAATCTGACGCTGGCTGTCATCCAGGTCGGGGTCGTTGTAACCCTTGTCGTAGTCGCGCTCTAAGTAATCAGTCTGGGCGTTCTCTATAACCTCTGGGTCATAGCCAGAAGCAAGAAGGTCAGAGGCAGTCCGACGGGTTGTATGAGCAACAAATCGTGCATCAGATAAACTTAAACTGTCTGCATCGTCGTTGACACGAAACTCTTCAGCCGGAACTGCCTCTACCTTAACTCTACCTTGCCGGGTAATCCGAGCCGCAGTCACCGCAATGCCGTCAGTCTCAGATCTCTCGATCTCAGTCACCTCCAGCATAGGGTCCGCTAACAGCGCCTGTAGCTGGTTATCATCGATGCCTGAGTAATGCTCAACAACGCGCTCTGGTCGTGAGTCGTAATAAATCTTGAAGAGGCCAACGCCGGTCAACAGCGCGTCCTTCGCCGCCTCGTACAAATTGAGGTAGCCGTGATTTTCTTCCGAAAATACAAAGTGAGTCAGGTCGGTCTCAAGGTCAGCCTGGTCCTCGTCCTGCGCGGACATGGGGCAGAACTTCACAGACTTGCCGGACAGGCTCTCCACGATGTTAGGAAGCAGCCACTCCACCGCATCAGCGCAATCTGTGCTGACAACAGAAGATCGGCCAGCGATGCCGGAACCCGCCGGGGCCAGACCGTTGTAGTAGTCCATTGCCTCGCGCTTCTTGTGCAGCAGCTCGTCATTGCTGGCGTTGCTCATCTCTGCCGCAATGATGCCGATAATCTCGTCGTTGGTAAGCACTATATGTAAGCCTCTCTGTATTCGAGGGGTGCGCTCCACGCGCCGTGTATGAAGTCTTGCACTGAGAACGCGTAAGCCATCGCGTCGGCCAAATCTGGAGAAGGTAATGAGAGAGGTGGCTTCTTCATCTCCACCTTACTCATCAGTTGTATCTTCCCTGCGCCATGCGGCTTGAGCGGGATCCTGCATAATTCGCTTCTAAGCTGGGATATAAGCGGATGCTCACGGTCAATAAAAATAAGCTCGTCCGGGTCAACATACTCGCCGTCAGCAGCCTGATACGTCTTCCAAAACCGCTCACGAAGCCCCCAGTAGGCCTGCGCTCGTCTGTTAAAGAACGCATCGCGGTTCTTTCGATGTCCGTCAAAAAACGCATCAGGGTTTTCCGGTGATTCGCCGCCCCTGAAACCAGTGATCGTGATATTTCGGTTACCAAGCGATCTTTCGACCTCTCTAGCCAGTCCAAGGCCCACCCCGTCCTGGTCATAGACAAACGAGTCGCAGTGGTGTCGGTCGAGGAAGTCGACGGCCCAATCCAGGCCATCCGATGCCGTTCCATCGTGCTTGAGACCCATGTCGAGTACCCTTGCACCGTGTCTGACAACCACCGCCTTCGCGTCCGCGCCCATGTCCGATATGTCATGCCCGCAAACCCTCGCTCCGCTCTGCCGATACTTGATCCGATCACCAATCTCCAGCGCTGCATCAAACCAATCGCTAGAAATCAGGCTGTTATCAACCGTATCCAGGTACTCGCCGTTCCAAACATGCTCATAAAGAGCAGTAGACAGGGCTTTCTGGTCCCGACGCCGCTCCAACTCCAATTCATGTGGGAAATAGGGGTTGCGGTCATAATTCACACGGACAATAGTGTGCAAATCGTCCTGAAACTCGCCCTCAGACCGCAAAACACCCTCACGGCCCTTCAAAAACGTCTCCGTGAACGGGTCCGCGCTGGACCTGGGGTTCGCACACATCAGAAAATAGGAACCCGCCTCACGAATGGTCGGGGTCAGTATCCTCAGAGACTCCTCAGACAGCGTCTGGGACTCCTCCAACCACACCACGTTCACCCCGAACAGCGATTTGACCGATTCAATGTTCCGACTCAGCCCGCGAAAGATGAACTCGCCACCACTCTCATGCCGAATCCGGTCCCTGATCACCTCAAAGCCGGGTATCCCCAACTGCGAAATCTGGTTAGCCACCAAACTGTGGACCGACTCCTGAATAGAGTTCTGAAACTCACGACAACACAGCACTCGCTTGCCCTGCATCGCCTCCAGAATACACATGGTCGCCACCGTGACCGATTTGCCTGACCCCCTTCCTCCCACGGCAATCCGAAATCGCTTGTCGGACTCCAGAAGCGGCCTAAACGCCGCCGGTATGTCTATATTCAAGGGGCTTCGCCCCTTAAACGAGAAATCAGAGATTTCTTATTCATTAGCTGGAGGGAGCGGGATTGGTGACGCTGTTATCAGAGTTATCAGAGTTGTCAGAGTTATCACTACTGTCAGTGCTGGTATCACCACTGGTGTTGTAGCTATCGGCATTAGTATCGCCGCTGGTGGTCGTGTTATTGCTATCAGTATTCGTGTCGCCACTGACCGAGCTGTCAGTACTCATATCCAGCAGCGCCTCGTCAGATATCGTGTAAGTGGTCGTGGTATTGCCACCCGCGTTCTGAATCGCCGTGGCACCAAAGCCCGATACAGCCTCTGCTACATTACCCAGCACCTGAAACTGCTGCCCATCAACATTGTCCTCGTTGATCTGCACCTTCGCCATGTTGTTCGACTGGGTCTTGGTCACATCTGCCTGAATCCCGGCGATGCCCAACTGCGTCACAGTACCCAGCAAAGGAGCCGCCAATACCCTGGCCCACTCCCTCGCCTCATTCACATCATTCTGAAGCGTCACCACAGGCATATTCTTGGAACCCTCATCAGAGTTCCTCACAGCCGCCACAGCCAGCCCTACAGCAATCGCATCAGCATTCTCAGGACTCGCAGCAGCCACAGCCGCCATAGCAGCCGCCCACTGGGCCTGCGCCTGAGCGCGATCTAGCTCAATACGCTGCCGGGCAATCATCTGCCGCTCAACCATCTCAATCTGAGCGTCACGGTGGTTCTGCTTGTCCTCAACATTGGCACAGCCCATCAAAAACAAGCTGGACAGGGCGAGTCCTACAATTAAATAGCGCATCCTTGCTCCTTAAAGTGCGTGGACCGAGTAGCCCATCACAAAGAAAATCACAGCAGTGATGAAATACAGCCCATAAGTGTTAGTCCTGCGCCAAACACGTACATTTTTTTTCGCGGGCCGCGCAGAATTCATGCTATGTAGCCCAGGTAATACAAAAAAGCCCCCCCGCCCATCACACAGAACACGGCGAGTACAACAATCGCCTGCTCCAGCGGGTCGTTGGGGAAAGAGTCGCCTAGCTCGTCTTTTCTCTTGGGATGTCTTGGGCTATAAGGGGGCATATATTTACAAACCGTAAAGGGGTCGATATATCTCTAGGGGGGTTCGGGGGGTCATATCCGGCCAAAGGTGGTGCGAATGGTTCTCATTCGCGTGTATCGTATCCTACCACAACCGCCACACTATCGATGTAAGTACTTGATATCATGAGCATTAATGAATGCGTGATGCTCACGCTATCCCTAACGCATCCCTAATCGTCATGCGTTAAAGCGTTGGTGTTGTCTGATACCAGGCGAATGCTTATGTCTTTAAGTTGTTGATCTTCTTCACTATTATCTGAATAGATGCGCTGCAACTCGGCTTGCGGGATGATACGCGTGAGTATTGCCATCGCATCGCTAGGATTGCTGTCTGCTATCCGTTCAAGCATCTCCTCGCCCCGTCGATCCATAAGATCCGTCATGAGGTTTACAAGCTTCTGGCTAACCTTATCCTTGCTACCCTTAGGCCTTCCACCGCCACTATTACCAG